GTCTGGGTCTTCGCTCTGCATTTCTATATATGTGTCCAATGCAACTTGAACCGCGTTCGCCTGCAAAGGCGTTAGTGATATGTGAATTTTCTCAGTCATGGCACTCTCCAGAATTTAGGCCGAGTTCTTCGGTGATGTTCGCCATCGCCCCACAAATCTCGTCCCATTGTTCATCGTAGGAGATTTGATCAGCCTCAAATTTATTGTCGTTAAATTGAGGTATGCAATTTTCACGATAATCGTGCAAAGCATCCCACACGATAGACAAAGCATTTTTCTTTTCCTGTTCAGTCATCTCACGCTCCTATATGTACATAATAACCGTGACCAAAAACGTCATAAAAGATTTCGCCATCACGCTCCATCTCCTTGACGATCTCCAAACCACCGCCTGTGAAATAACAAACCGCCTTATCGGCACGATCAAAATCAGACGCAGGAATGACCGCTTGGATGCACTCCTTCCAATTGTCTGGATCACAAATCTCGTCAAAGATATCCTGCAACTGATCGCGAGTGTATCCACCTCGTGCATCATCCATGAGTTTTTGCATTGTTGCCTTATCCATTACTCATCCTCCAAGTTTTCAAATAGTAGATAAACCTGACCCTCTTTCTCATCACCAACGTAAACTTCCAAGAAATCTACATCCTCGTGCTTGAGTGCATTAGAAAGCCATCTAATCAGATCACCTTTGTCCATGATCAAACACCCTCTTGCCAAATTGCCAAGGCATCCGACTCCGGCATGTCATTCAATACCTGATAAGATGGATACTTGTTTATGATGTGTGCGACATGCGCTGGGGTAATCTTACGAGTGCCCTTGAAACCGATAACTCGTATCGCCTTTGGATTATCAGATGCCGGATCAGTAAACACGACATTCGATTTCATCGTTCTTTTGAAATCTTTATGAGACAGCCATTTGTTTACTTGCTCACCGCACCAAACCTCCATGGACATATCATTCCATGAGTCATCAAAATCCATGTGATATTTAGGATGATCAGACTTGATACGAGACTCCAAGTCACGCCAGATTTTATAATCACCATCAAAGCGGTCAGAACCACCTTGACCATCATTCGACACGACACCAATTCTTTTGCCATTGAGATAGACAGATGCCTCATAACAATGTGTCTCGTGTGACGCGAACTCCGAATGCTTGAAACCCTTCAACGCAATAACGTCACCATTCTTAAACGTAAAACTAAACATTATTTATCCTCCATTACTGAACTAAACTTGACGCATGTGCCTTGGCACTTGTGACAATCAACAACGTCACCATATACGTCCGACTCAAAACCATGACCAGCGCACCAGTCACAGTAAATAATGTATTCGATCCGTGAACCACGAACCTCGATCTTTTCTGCTAATTCCATAATATCCTCCAAACTGATATTTAATTGTTATTATACATATCGTGGGACACTATGCAACCCATATATAGTGATGCGTGGTTTTGTTGCATTTGTTCCATTTGTTACAGTAGTTTTGCTGAAAAAAACTTTTGAAAACTTTTTCAAATGGGGTGTAACAAGTGTAACAAGTGTAACAAACTTGTCTTTTTCCTAGGGTTGATGCGGCTTTGACCTTGTTACACTTCTCTTGATTTTTGTTACACTTGTTACACTTGTTGAGGCAAAAAAGACAATATGCAACGATTCCAGGAATTTTCGTGTTTTTAAAAAGTTTGCAAAAACGCCGTTTTATGGGGTAGAAGTGTAACAAGTGTAACAAGAAAGAAAATTCTTGCAGATGGACACCATTGAAGAGACTGGACGTAAACTAACAAATCGCCAAAAAGAGTTTGCTCGTCACTATGTTGAAGGGATTTACTCTAATGCGGAGTGCGCTAGAAAAGCTGGGTACGCCACCGCGTCAGCAGCCAGCATCGCTGGACATCTTTTGGCAGGCAAAAAGTTCCCTCACCTTGTAGACTATATCCAAGAATTACGAGAAGAACGCGAACGAAAATATGGCGTGACTATTATTGGTCAGCTTAAACGTTTGCATGATCTGTCCTCTGGGGCTGAAGAGGCAGGACAATTCTCTGCCGCAATCAACGCTGAAAAGATACGATCTGCCCTTGGTGGTCTGACAGTAGATAGGCGCGAACAAATCCATCAGCTTGACGATTTATCTCGCGAGGAAATTTCCGCTCGGCTTGCACAACTCCGTCAACAATATCCCCAAGCATTTATTGAGGGTGAATATACAGAGGTGAAAGATGCCGACACCGGAGGCAAACTTTTGGAATACGTTGAAGAGAAACCTGCCAACGAACTGTCACACAACGCGGATTGAAAACCGACATGGTGGAGGCGTACCTGACGTACATATAGTATGGGCAGGGCTTGTGTTTTGGTTAGAATTAAAAACAACGAAAAACAACAGCGTGAGAATATCTCCGCATCAAATTGCTTGGAATACCTCGTATTCGCGTTCGGGCGGCTTGTCTTTCATCTTGGTTAAGCACCTCTCTTCGGGCGACCTATTTTTGTTTCGGGGTGCGAGTGCCTTGGACCTCGGGCGTTCGGGACTGGCTACTGAAGCCGAGTTTCAGGGTTCGGGGTACGACAACCTATGGGCAGCAATTCGGGAGTCGGGGTTCGGGGCTTCGGGGTTCGGGGATCATCGAGCCTTGGACCAGGGGTCAGGGGCTGGGGCACCAGTACAACAGTAACAATAAGCTGTTCCTGGCTGATAGTAAAAGAGGAGGCTCACGCCTCCTCCTCTATTAATGTGATTTCAACTTTAAAAACTCGCTGTCCCCATCCATCTAATTCATCTACATAGGCGTGTACGTCATAACCGCCATCACCTAGACCGGATTGGAAAACCGCTGCCATGCCATTTTGTAGTGCACCGCCAAAACTATTTAGCGTTGTACTACTTGCACCTTTAAGAGAATAGCTAGTGTCTAATGGTCTCGGCAATTCAACGTATAAACCATCTGATAAAAGCTCATTCATACACTTGCCCATGTGTCCCTCGATCATGTCCTGATAGTTTTTAAAATCGACACCGTATTGTAGTGTTTTGTCCGGATCGTTTTTATGCTGATATATCCGGATATCTTCCGGATAATCAGTGTTAAAGTGTCTAACATAACATGGGTCCGTTATCATCAATTGACCCGAGTCAACGCCTACTTGTCCTAGATATATTTTCTTCATTTTACTGCCTCCACAATAGTCGTTACGCCATTGTTTACTGTGTAGCACAGCAAACAATCCTTACATTTTTGTCCGGTACAGTTTTGGTCAACGTCACTATCTTTTGAGACATTGTTAAACGTACGGTCAAAATGTTTTGGCGGCTCATTCATTACCGCGTCAATACGCGGGTTTGAATAAATCAAAATAAGATTAGACGGTTTATCGTTCTTTGCGTAAAAATCGTTAATCAGATTTTTGCGCTTAGTCCACAATGCAAAAGCACAATGCGGATTGTGTTTTGTGATGTTATGCAGATTTTCTAAATGAATGCGGTTTATTAACTCGCCATGTCCTGAAAATCTGAAAAACGCATCTAAGATTGTTGGTAGCATATGCGGAGGAATTAAACCTCCTGATAATATGTCGCTGTTTTTCTGCCATGCGGGGACGCAATTTTTACGCAATCCTTGTAGCATATCGGCAGAATAACAATGCGTGCAAATGATATCATCTTTGCCGCTGTTATACATTTTCATACAAAACTCGTTTGTGAGCGTGTTTGTATTGAGTGCTTTGAAACCGGACAGCTTGCCCGTCATGTTTGAGATTTTTATCATTGTTAGTCCTCCATGATTAACAAGTAAATTATAAGCAAAAAACAAACCAAAAACAAGCGCAAATGTTCGGGATATCTGCCAGGAAAATCGGGCAGCAGCGGGTTCGGGTTTCGGGTTTCGGGTTTCGGGTTTCGGGTTTCGGGTTTCGGGTTTCGGGATAATAAAAACGGGGAGCC